CTTATTAGTGGATGTCCAGGATTTACTTGTCTTCCGCCTCCTGCAACTATAGTTCCAGCGGCTGTTGTAAACACAGGGGTTGTAGATATCTGTCCTGCTTTTGCCTTGGCTTCTAGTATGGAGAGTTCTGCAATCAATCCTTCAATTGATGTTTTTAATACAGTAGCAGCTTTTGCATCACTGTAAAATGTAGCTTCAATTAATGATCCTGCTTTTTGAGCAGCCATCATTTGAGGGGTAAGCATTTTCCAGCCTTCGCCGCCCTTAAACAATGCTTTAAAGTGTGCCGCTCCTTTAATTATGTATCCGAAGAAGTTGGCGAGCACACCAGTTAACATGATTATTGGTCCAATTACTGCAGTAAGTCCTGTAACAAATGTTAAAATAGTTTTAATTGGTGCAGGCAATTTATTTACAAATTGAACAATATTATCTACAACTTGAACAAAAAATGTTTGAACCTTAAGAAATTCTTCTCCGATGCCCGCTAAATTAGCCCTTAAAGATTCTACCGCTCTTTTATATCTTCCTGAAGCTGAGTCTGTTACAAGAGATAACTCTCGATCAGCGACTGCGGCAAGATCTTGAGTACTTGCTTTCATAAGGTCTAATACCTGTAAAGTTTGGCTTCCTTCTTTTCCTAAATTTTCAAACAAGGCTTGCATTCTTGCAAACTGGAATTTTCCAAATAACTGTTCAATTGCTTGAGATTTTTGAAGTGGATTTAAATTATCTAGAGCTCCCTGCAGCTCCATAATCATTCCTGTTAAATCACCTGCGTTATCTGTAACTATTCCCTTTAAATCTATTCCCATTGCAGCAAATTGTTCTGTCGCAACTTTTGTTGGATTGATTAAAGATGCAAGTGCTGACTTTAAAGCATTGGCGCCTTCTGTTGCATTAATTCCACCTTCACGCATTGCTGTTAAATAAAGAGCAAGATCTTTTACGCTTCCCCCAAGTCCCTGAACTACTGGACCAGCTTTTGGAATTGCCTCAATTAGATCTGCAAGGCTTGTTGAAGTTTGGTTTTCAACAGAGTTTAAAAAGTTAATTGATTCTGTAAGTTCTTGTGTGTTTTGTTTAAATGCTGTTTGTATTGCAAGAGTTGCTTTCATTGCGTCTTGACGATCTACTTCACCGAGGACTGCAAGTCTGCTTGTTTCTTTTACTGAACCAATAAGTTCTTCGCCTTGTTTTCCTGTGGCTGCTATATCAGCAGCAAGTTGTATTGTCTCTTTAAAAGATGTTCCATATGCGGATGCAAGTTCTTTTGCTGTTGAAGAAACGTCTCTTCTAATTGCCGCAAGGTCTGCCGCAGATGTTGCAGCAACTCCGCCGTAAACCTTTGTTAATCTTGTTAACTCGGAATCTGCTTCTCTAAATGCTTTTGCTGCTGCGGCACCAAATGCTGCTAGCGGCACGGTTAGACCTACGGTTAATTGTCTACCAGCCCACTGTGTATTCTTACCCCAGTTAATTAACTGAACTCCGCCATCCTGAATAACTTTATTCATGATTTGAAGTTCTTGTCTTGCTAACGCTGTTTTATTTTTTACTGCATCTAGTCCTTGAGGAATATGCACATTGTATTGCATTAAACCTTGTGCATTTTTCCCAAGGGGTTGAACTATTGCATTTTGTAGTGCTACCTGTTGCTTGGCTAATTCTCTTATAAGCCCGCCAGAGGTCTTTGTATGCTCTTGAAAAGTTCTGAAATAGTCTCTTAGCTTTAGCTTTCCACCGTCAAGGTTTTTACCAAATTTTTCTACATCAGAGGTTAATGTTACGAAGTGTGTTGAAAACTGGCCAGTTCTTCTGAGGTTTTCTGCAAATGAACGATTCATGACCGCAACTTGGTTTGCAAGTTTTGCGTCCGACTGAATTATCTGGGCTTGTAATTTAGATAAAGATGCTGATACCTTATTGACATCTGCAATAAGATTTGAAAAATCTGCATTGGCAACTATATTAGTTACAATGTTTTCATCAGCCATTTATACTATTTACTCCTTAACATATCCTAGTCCTGCTCCTATGCCAAAGCCAGCTTCGCTTGCTAGTGGTCCTTGCAAAGAAACAATATCGTTTTCATCTGCATCTATTCCTAGCGCCCTTCTTCTGACTTCTTCAAAACTAGAACTGTTTTCTTTTTTCTCATCATCCTCTAAATTAATACCCTTAAGGCTTGCCGTAAACTTTCTTTGTTCTGATTCCTTTTTAGATACTGCTTTTAAAGTTTGAATAAGTTCTGGCATTGATAGATTTGCTTCTAGCTCATCGTAATTCCGCCAATGTCCTAGAAGAAAAACTTCTCCTTCTAAGGCGGCTAGATCTAGTTCATCCCAGCTAGAACCGCCGCCTGAGTTAAATCCGCATTGTCTGCATCCATCTTAATTCCGCCACAGACTTCTAGGATTCTGTTAATTGTTGGAATGTCTAATGCTGCTTCTAAAGCATCTCTGTCTTTTACCAAGTTTGGTAGCTGCCCTTCAAGAGCAACTCCGCAAGCATCAATCAAAAGATCAAGCGACTCTGCTTGTTCTGTAACCTGTGATGTCTTGGTTATTACTGCCATAAACTTTCTTAGTTCTTTAATAGATAACGGCTTCAATTTTACTATTGAGCCATCTTGTAGAGTAACTTCTTCTACGCTGTATACTGTAGTTGCCAATTTATCCTCCTTGGATAGTCTTAATTATTATAGCATAATGATATTACATATACAACAATAAAGCCCCCTAAAGAGGGGGCTTTATTATCTTAATTTAATTAAGCTGGGGTCCAAGTACGGTCAATAATCTTACCGTATTCTGATCCTACGTAACCTGCGTCTGGAAGAAGACGGAATGTTACTGGGAATGTGGTTGGAGTATTACGTGCAAGTGAGAATTGTGACTGTTGTACAGACAATACACGACGTGCATAGTAAATACGCTCTGAGTTTGGTGTGCTGGTTGTTGGAGCTTGTCCAATAGCAACTAGCTGACGCTCTGTTGGAGCAACACCTAGAGATCCTGCTTCAAGTCCAAGAGTAGCTCCTGAATTTGTAAGAGTTGATTGTCCCTGTCCGAAAACTACAAGAACGTTCTCTAGTGTTCCTTCTGCCATTTCAGTTGCGATCATAACTTCCATCGCAGACTTAAATAGCTTTGCTGTATCAAGCAACTGGTCTACAGTTACTGAATCGTAAGTTGGGTTATAAGTGATCTGAAGACCATTGTTAGTAAATCCAACGTTACGGAAAGCATTGTTTGTTGTTGACTGTGCAGCATCTAGTGTAGTACGATAAGAAGCAGTTGAAGCAAATGCTGGAACGCCATCTTTTGCAGATGTACCAGTTCTTGCAACACCTGGCTCTGTATTTTCTACATAACCTGATACTGTGGAGTCGGAATTCGAGATGTAAAGCGGTGAAGCTCCCACAAGAATATTTTTGGCTGAGTTAAATGCCATCTTTATGTTTCCTCCTGTTTCAAAAAAATATATATATATTTTGTTGCTGTCAATCTTTGAATCTTTGGCTGGCTAGGCCCTTCCCTCTATATCCAATAATAGAGTATAATGCCCCTTAACGCAAATTTAATTAAAACGTCCGCTTGAGTCTACATTCCTAGAATATTTGACCTCTAGGATAACATCGGCTGAGAAAAACCCAGCTAGCTCTTCAGATGGGCTGGTGGGGGATATGTCTGCTACAAATATACTATAGAATTTAAATTTATTTGAAGGTATTGGACTTCTGTTTATTTCCGTAGCAGAGTCATCCATTCTCCTATATAGGTCGACCATAAGGTTTCTGATCTGAGCAATCTCTGATATATCTGTAGAATAAATAGAATATAGTATTTGCTCACAACATATTACCCAGTTGTCTTCATATGACATTCCAATCTTGTCATATACTATATGAGTCTTCCCGCTTAAAAACTGATTCATTTCTGGCATTTGTTGAACTGGAATTATTGGGACCAGCTCCTCGCCCAGGTTATCGCTATAGTATTCCTGCGGGTCAAGAATGTCTATGTCCTTTAAAGACTGCCACAGGTGTTTTCTTAAATCATACATTACATCGTACTTGTAATCGTTAGCTGATGGGCTCATGCTATACCTCCGAATGCTGCTGCTACCGCAGAAGAAGCTTGCAACTCTACAGTGTTTGGTGAAAAAGAGTATTTTACTTTTTTAATATCGGGAGGTAATTTCATTGCTCTAGACATTGATGAATTAAATATTTGTTGAAATCCTGATTTCTTTATTGATAGGTTTACTAAGTTTCCAGTGAAGAATCTTGCGTATGATATTTGAAATCTATTTGTAGCTTTGCCTCCGCCTGGTCTTTTTACTGTTACTGCAGCACCTTTAGGCATTCTAATTACTCTTTCATCTATTTCAAAAACAAGTCTTTCAGCAGATCTAGGTCTGATTACTACTGGGTTGCCCGCTTCCATAACTCTTGCCTTTTCTCTAAAAACATGTCTTGACTTTCCGTAGTTTGTTGGCACCATAGATTTTGAATCAATAAAAGAATATCCCATACTAAATGAAAGCCCCGTTGATTCTTTTATATTTAATTTAAATAGTCTGTGAGATTTGTTTCCAGTTTTTTTCCACTCATATACGTGATGCAGTGTCGATGGATTTATTCTTGCTTGAGCATCAACGTATTCTCCAAAATCTTTTTCAATTTGAGAAAATATTACATTTCTAAATTTAGACTGAAATTGTTTACTAGTAGTCAACTTTGATACAACTTGAGACTGATAATATATGGCAGCAGAAATTTGAGCAACAGTGCTATCTTTAATAATAACGCCAGTCGTGCCAGACATGTACTTGCTAAGTCCGCTTGCTGCTTGAACCAATACTGCGCTAGAGTCCAATTACCTGATTCTCCGATCTTTTTATTGTAGTGTTAAATCCTATAACTTTTCCAAAAAGATCTGTTATCGGAGTAGTTCCCATAACTTCAAAAACCGTAGGTGTATCTGTGGGAAAGTTTGCTTCTACCCAAATTACATTATCTTCTGAGTCACGTAAATTTGTAATCTTTTCTCTATACCCAATTTTTGAAACAGTTCTTATTTGTATAATTTGCTCATTTGTATACTTGTTGCTTAGTATCTGCTTGTCTCCACTCCTTGAAGTTGTTGAGTTAGAGATTACGCCTTTTGCATGACATGGCATTGTCCTGTCATACTGCCATTCTTTTTTTAATTGCCCAGTCTCAGTATCTTGATTGTCTATTTGTTTATAGACATCCATTCTCATACTGAGTATAGAATCTATTAAATCATTCATTATATAACAACCATATGACTAACTACGTAGTCTGACAAAAGATTATCTACATAAAGATTGCCCGTTGTTGTGTGTGCCTCTGATGTATATTCAAAGTCCCAATCAAATGTAGAGATAGACTTTATATATTTGTTTCTCCAAATTCTATCTCTTGAAAAATAGTCTTTCATTAATTCTACTGCAGCTTCTTCAATTTCATTTGGGACAGCATCCCAGCCAAATTGAGCATTAATTCTATATACTAAATCTTTTCCGAATGCTCCGTTATATGAATCATTAATTGATGGTGGAACCATTCCGTTTGCTATGTAAACAGTATTATCTAGCATGCCAGTTCTGTCTACCCTGATTCCAAATCCAGAATCAGAAATTACAGTTTGGTATAGCCAATTGTTTGTTTGATTTAAAGTATTAACCAGAAGTACATCGTTTTGATATATTTTATAAATTTTGTTAATTTTTGATGGCAAAGGTAAAACATCTGACCCTGAGCCATAGGCTGTTATTGTCTCTGGATACAAATAAAATTTTTGTCCTGTAAAATTTTCAATAGTTTTTCTTGCATACTGCTCTGCACGCATAATTTGAGAATATGTTTTATAGTTTGGATCAGAAGGGTCTGAACCTAATCCTAATTCTTCTCCTGCTTGCGTTACATCAACATATGGCGTTATTACATCAACATAATGATCTTTTACAAAAGACTGCCCCTGTACGGTATACTGCCATCTAACTTTTAGCTTTTTATTTCTATCAACTAAATTTAATGGAGGAAATACTTCATAAACTCCAATGTCTGTTTCAAATTTTGAAGCTGTAGAGGCTGACTGAACAATATTAGGATCTATAGAGTATTCTGGATCTAGTGTTACATCATAAAAAGATGCTGTAGGTAAGGTGTCTGCATCTACTGCATTTCCCTGCCAATACAATTTGTGTCTTATAGGTGCATTGTTACCTATCAATATATCCATTTTTTAAAGATTATCCGTAGTACTCTTGAACTTCCTTTGGGGTAGCTAAACGGAAACCTTCCTCCTTGTCAAAAATTTCTTGAGCCTGCTCTTCTTGCATTGCAACAAAAGGATGCTCTTTTGTAAAAGTAAATCCTAGAATGTCATATCTAAAGTTTTCTCTAGTCATTCTAACCAATACGGTGTCTTCTGCATTTACTGATTTTGGATCAAGTCTTGGAAGAACTTCTTCAGTTGAAAATACGTCTTCGTTTGCCTCTTTAATTTTTTCTAGGGTCTTCTGGTAAACTGTCCAGGTAACTCCATCTTCTGCTAATGCGGCA